TCTTCCTTCATCTCAATGTCGTGGTAACGTTGCATATATCCAAAACTATTTAAGTGATAGTTATCCATTACATCACCGGTGTGACTTGTAATAGGTAATCCCCAGCGATTGTTTACTGTATCTTTCTTAACATTGTATGGACACCAGTTATCATTAAACTGTTGTAATTGGTCTTTGACTTCATGTTCATTAATATACAAATTCATCTTAGCATAGCTGCCAAGATTACATAGGCTAGACCATAATGCATGTCGTTCAAGTTCTTCTGTTGTCATAAGTTTTTCAATTCTGGAAATGTTTCTCTAAAGTTTGTCCCGCGTGTTCTATCAGTGACTTCTAAGTATTCAAGTGTTTGTGGAAGTTTATAACTCCAATCTTCTGCTTGGATATAATTAATCATTCCCATCCATCGACGGCGACCATATATATCGTTATCAAACTGTTCGCTTTCGTGATTGTCTAAAAACTGTGTTAGGTTCTTAACTGCAATATCTTTAAACTCTTTGGGTAATACACGCATATTCAGATAGCTTGGATAACATACTAGATGCATACCGGTAACTCCACCTGATCCTTCACTCATGTGAATTTTTTTATAGTTCTGATTGAGTTTCCATAGTGCTAGTTCATTCATTGTTGTGATATTTAATATCTGCACTGCACATGCAATATTAACAATAACATGATTTGGAGTTTCATCTAATCGTTTTAAACTGTTTAACATATCAGACCATTTACTAGGATAACGTATATACTCATTTCGTTCAGCCACACTGTCAATGCTGATGTTAAATCTAACTTCTTTGAAGTGATTCCATAATTCAAACAAACGCTCGGGTAATTCTAATCCATTACTGTTGTATCGTAGTATACAGTTCTTAGCGTTATCTGTTTCCACCATAAACTCTAGTATCTTGTAATGTTCAGGTATTAACAATGGCTCACCACCAGCAAAATACAACTCTTTAATATTGCTTGCTTGGTTACGCATAGTTTCTAAGAAAGAACCTTTTTGATACCATGTATAGTCCATAGTTCTTTCCCAGCCCTGGTCATTCTTCAGTTCAAATATTTTGTATTGTGGGTATTGTATTTTCCAATCTTTGATCCAACTGCTACTGTCATGTGGACTGCACATAATACATTTAAGTTGACATAGATTACCCAATCGCAAATCAAAGTAATTGATATTCAATGGTGCAGTACCGTCGGCTTGTGTGTTTGGTATTAATGTATTCAAATCAATACGTTTGTTCCACTCAATCGTTTCCCATTCACGTTTACTTGGGATACCCTGTGCCTCTTCATTATAGCATTTCATACACGATTGTGGTTTTTCACCGTTCATCATCTTCACACGAACATCTTTCATGTAACTACTGTTCCATACTTCTTCCATAGTATGATGACGCAGGTTCATTTTTACACCATCATGTGTTACTAATCCTGCTTCTTTATTTTCATCCTCACCTGAGCCACTAGCATTAGCAGTGGCGCATAGTCGCATGTCCCCGTTGGGTCGTGTAGCGATATGCATCCAGGGTAACGGGCACCATGTTTTACTGAAATTGCTCATTGAATCTATCAAAGCTCCCGCATTGTTTACTGCATTCTTTTAGTGGACTGCAACTCCATGTATCACGTATCTTATTGAAAAATTGACTGTCAAATATTTCTTGTAGTGAATATTTACGCAAACTCATATGCTCGCCAATTTGATCCATATAATCAATGCGACTAAAACTGTTAGGTGGCATCCATTCCATATCTAACCAACAACAAGGAACTACGTTGCCAGTACCACTAACATACATATTGCTTTCTTTCTGCACTTTACAATTGATAATCACATTTCCCGAAGGCTTTGTCATTTCTTTTGTAATGTTCTGACTACGTTCAGTGCTATATAGTTTATAAATTGTCTTACCTGTTTTATCCAGTACCGGTAATGAATCTTCTTTGAATCTGCTTGTGTTTTTGCTATTGAATTCTTTAAAGCCCATATCAATTGATAATTGACGACAACCTTCTACTTGGTGTTTATTATGTTCAAATATTAACATGTCCCATACTGCATTACCGCCGCAATCAATAAAAGTTTTAGCATTACGCATGACATTTTCATAGCTAACTCCCCTGCGATATAAATGATTGGTATCAATTAACCCATCGATTCCAAATCTAATGCTTACATTAAGCATAGCAAGTTGTGTCCAAAAATTACTATTTCTTGCACCACCGTTTGTATTCATACTTAATACAATATTAGGATTAACTTCACGACAATATGCAAATATCTCTACTGTATCTTTTGCAATGATTGGATCTCCCAAGTTACCGCACATGTAGATTCTGTCTAATTGTTTTATAAAATCAACACTAAACCAATTTTTAAACTCATCTATTGTAATTTCAGATTCGGTCATAAAGGGGTTATCTACACCGCCTTGAATATTTCTAGCGCACATTGGACAGCTAGCCTGACATTTTGTTGTTGGTTCTAAATGTATTGTTCTTATATCTTCTATGTTATACAATTTTCTCTCCAATAATCATATATCGTGTATATAGTGGTAGTTCTAACTCAACACTTTCAAATACATTGATATGTGATTGTTCTTTAAAATGTTCTAACGAATTGGCTATGCGTATATGTTCATCAATTTGGTAGTTATTACTTTGTAATACTATTAAACTGTCACTGGGTATGTTGTTCAACCATTGCTCATATTCTTCTTGTGTAATATGCTCACAACTAGTATTAATAATAACATCGGCTTCCGTTATTATACTGCACATATTTGCGGTTATTGCTTTGAAATGTCCGGACATTTCTTCTTTCTTGTTCATTGTGTTAGCAATTTGTTCACAGTGAGGATCAATATCAATACTTCTTATATTCCAAACAGGTATTTTGCTTTGAAATAACATACTAGCTAATACACCTACCCATCCGCCATGTATATCAATATCAACACCTGAATGAATATGCTTGATTAACATGTCGATCAACCATTCTTTGCTTTTAAGTTGTCCACTCCAAAACGCATCTAATGTACGCATTGGATTGTTACTTTGTCTAATTGCTTGCATCCAAAAATGCAAATGTTCAGTATCTATTTTCATAACTTAATCTTAGGTATTTTGCTGTCCGCGCTACTCATACAGCTAGGGGTAGTACATACTTTAGGTCCATCAAAAATAGTAAAGCCTTTATCAAGTGTTCCTAATATTTTATCGTGGCAACTATAACTACGTTTGACTTCATTCTCACGTATCACAATACCTTGATATCCGCTGTTACACATCCATCCATTAAATTTATTAAATCCAAATGCATTAAAACGTTCGGCTTGGTCTAAGTACCAAACTTTATTTTCGTTGTCTATTAGTTTTACTTGCAATACTTCATTTTCATTATTGTATTGGGGAAATCCTGTACGCATCAATTGTAACATATCTTCACTGTATCCGTCAACTACATAACTAGCAGTTGGGTCAGTCTGTGGCTTTAATGTGACATTAATTCCCCGTTCACTGAATCGTTTACATCTGTCATACAAATCCATAAACTGTTCGGGAACCATAACTTGATTTACAGTTACAAACACATTGTTTTCAGTTAAGAATAGTATCTTGTCACCAAATTCTTTTTCATCTGCAAACTCATGATGGAAACTAGCAGTAATACTGCGGCGTCTACTAAATTCAGTTGCTTTCAACCAACGTTCCCACCATTGAATGCCGGGACTTAGATTAGTAGTCATATGGATACTATCGTACAAAGTACGTTCTGCCAACACTAAGAAATGTTTATATGCTGTTGGTTCCCCGCCGCTAAAACTCCAATGAAATCTAGTATAGCCATTATTACTGGCTTGCATTCTGATGTTATCCATTGCTCTGGTATAGATTTCTAGTTCTTGATGATCGGGTGTTTGACTATTAGCATATGGCCAACAGTAACTACATTTGTAGTTACAGAATCGTCCTAATATCCAACTAACAGAAAATAGGTTTTCATCAAGCATGGTTGCTTGACCAAACTTAACAATATTACTCCACGGTATTGTCGTAAAATCTGTCATAGTTTTCCTTCATCCAATCAAAGTCATTGATTTTACGCAATGCTATTAAATCATTTCTATTTTGATATCCGTACATTCTACCTGATATTGCACCCTCAATTGCAAAATCACCAAAAAGTTTATCACGTCCAACACCACACCAAACATCTAATCTTTCTTTTGTCTCATCAGTAACTTGATTATTAATTACTTGACTACTTAGTTTGCAACATTCACGAAATGCACTTCGCCATGTATTGAATGCGTCAGTGTTAAAACGTGTGATGTTACTAATTACCATGATAGGTTCATAATGTTTGCAAATACTGGTTGTCATATCTGGCTTGTCTTTATTCATGCGAATAGTACTTGTTCTTGGTAATAATTTAACACCACCATAACCATATACTAAATCATTGATTGGGTTTTTGCTACGCCAAACTCTCACTACCTCATGATGAAAAAACGGAACAACATAATCAAAGTTAAAATCATTGACTATCTCAGCATCCCCATCAACTATCCAAATATAATCTGTCTCACAAAGTTTAGCTGCCTCAATATGTGCTTGATGTATGCCTCTTACACCATTGATTCTTTTTGCTCTAGGGAATCTTTCACATAGTTTTTTATAGTTGTAATCGCTGTTTGGTTCATAGTAACTAATAAACACAATATCGTATTCATTGCTCAGTGGTTCTTTTAGAAACGATTCGGGACTACGATATACAGGTTTTACAGTTTCTTTATATCGTTTGCTATCATTACCTGACCATACATCTGTTATCTTTGGATGATTGATTAATTTACCTAAACGATTGCATTCTTCTAATACATTAACAGTTGACATTGGATCAAAGATTGTGTTCAAGTAATCAAAATTTTCTATGTTAGTGTAATCAAATTTGTTAATGACCGTCATGTACACACCCAATCTAGCACCATAAATTGCCCATATTCCATTATCAACGTCTTGTCCTATATGAGTCCAATTCCATAGTCTGTCAAAGTTTCGCCAATCAATGTCATCAAGTTCACATATAATACCTTTATTGTTCAAGCACAATTTGACACCATCACGGAACCCTGCTCTCCATGCTTGTTTTGGGCTACTGTTAATCACAACTGTGCTACCCAAACGATTTAGTTGATGGTACTTTTCTAAGTGAAAATCTACTTTGGTTTCAATTCTATCACTATTTTCATGTGTACGCATGTTCCTTATTAGGTCAACAGGCCATATCTTAATCCCACCGTTTCCGTATTGTGTGCCGTTGATACAGTTTTTTCCACTGAAACTTAAAACAGAAATACTCAAATCTACGTCATCATTCAATTCAATTGTGTTTTGGAAGAAGTCATCATTGACATAGTTGTCACCATCGACTATAATCACGTTTTTAGTTAGTGATATCTCTGCAACTTTTTTATGAGCAGTATCAGAACCCTTAACACCGTGAACCCTAAGACAATCAGGCTTTAATTTCAATAAATGTTGAAAGTTTTCGTCACAATTGGGTTCATCGTAGCTAAGAAAGACTACTGAATATTCGTTGGGATTAAAAATCATCAGATATTTAATGATTTTTAATTCTCCCGAAATATTTGATTATGTTGCAGAAATGATATA